TCGGATGCGGCCACCGGGCAGGTGGACCCCACCAGGGCCAGCGGCGAGGCCATCAAGGCGGCGCGGGACCAGAGCGCGATGAACCTGAACGAGCAGACGGCGGCTTACAAGCAGTTTGTAGAGGACCTGGCACTGATCTGGTACAAGCTGTGGGCGGCCTATTCGGCGGACGGGATGGCGGTGCAGCTGCCGGACGGCCAGGGCGGGCGGGAAGAGATCGTTATCCCGCAGCGGGCCCTGACCGGCATGGAAGTGGACATCCGCATCGACGTATCGCCGGCGGACCCCTACAGCGTGCTGAGCCGGGAGATGGCGCTGGAGAACGCGCTGGCCCGCGGACATATCACATTTGAAGAATATGTGGAGGCGCTGGACGAGAACAGCGGGGTGCCGAAGGACAAGTTCCGGGCGATACTGGAGCGGCGGCAGGCTGTTTTTCAGCAGCAGGCGGCCGGAGCAGAGGCCGGGATGACGCCGCCGGGCGCAGCGGGGCAGACACCGGGCAGAGCCGCGGGAATGCCCCCCGGCGCAGGACTTTTGACGGGCGCACCGGGCCAGCTTGCGGGAGAAGGGCTTTTCGGGGCGGGCGCCGGACTGGCGCAGGGCATGGCCGGGAGAGGGGGTGAGCGGAATGCTTTGCCCATTGTGTAGAACGGAAATGAGGATCACGGCCAGCCGGACGGTGGCACGGGGAGACGACAGCCCCGACACACCGACGGCGGTATACATTGAACAGGACCTGACCTGCCGCGACCCGCACTGTGAAAACTGCGGCAAGGTGGTGCGGCAGACCCGGGCTTATCTGATCGGGGGCCCGGACGGCGGACAGACATAAACGCCGCTTGCCGGAAAAGAGCGCAGAAGCGCAGAGAAGAGGAGCCGGCCAGGACAAAAAGCGGCAGGGAACGGCGCTGGGCCAAAGGGAGCCGGCGCAGAGCGGGGGACAGGCGGCGGCCAGCCCGCGCCGCAAAAAGCCCTCACCAGGGATAAAAGGAGAAAGAGATGGAAGAAGCACAGAGCAGCAGTATCACCGGCGTCCCGGCAGAGAACAGCCCCGGCATGGAAGCGGCGGCCGCACAGGGAGGACGCCTGCCGCAGGCAGACCCGGGGAAGCTGGGGAAAATGCCTGCGGGCGCAGCAGGGGCGGAAGCTGTCGGGCGGCAGCCCGCCGGCCGGAACGAACGCTTTGCCGGACAGCAGGGCAGAAGGCAGGAAGCTCGGGCCCAAAACGCCGCAGCGCAGGACGGTGCGGGGGCCGCCGTCCCCCGAAAGGACGAGGGACGCCCTGCGGCCCCCGCCCCGCAGGAGGGCCGGGGCCCCGGCGCATGGAGAGAGGAACGGGACGGCGGGAGGGCCGGGATGGAAGATCTGCAGCTGCGCGCCCAGGGCGAACAGCTGCGGCAGTACCAGCAGCAGGAGATGCGAACCGTTTTTGAAAACGATCTGAGCGCCATACGGAGGGCGTATCCAGACGAGCAGGCGAAGAGCGTGGACGAGCTGGGAACGCAGTTTATCGCCATGTGCGCAGCCGGCGTCTCCCCGCTGGCCGCCTATGAGGCCCTGCGGGCAGAGAAAAACCGCAGTTTCCGACAGCCGCCCAGCATGGGAGACGTGCGGCCCGTGGGAGGCAAAGGGTTTTACACCCGGGACGAGGTGGCGCGGATGTCGCGCAGTGAGATCGAGCGCAATTTTGAGCGCATACGCCGCTCGATGGACCGATGGTGAGCGGGAGGAAAGGGAGGCGAGACGCGACGGGGATGGGGCGGGCGGGAGGGCGCACGGCATGAGCGGCGGGCCCGGGCCCTGTCTGCGCCTGTAAAAGACGGCCGCAACAGCCCTCAAGAAGAAGGGAAGATCAGGGGTCTTGCCCCAAAGGCTGCAAAGGGCGGGGACAGGGCGGGAGGGAGCCCGCTGAAAACAGAAGCGGGGACGGCGCAGGCCGTCCCACAAAAAAGGAGGAGTTTGAACAGATGGCATATCAAAACTTTATCCCGGACGTGTGGTCCACTGCGATCAACCGGGAACTGGAGCGCTCGCTGGTTTACGCGGAGGGCTGCAACCGGCAGTATGAGGGCGACGTGAAAAAGATGGGCGATGCGGTGCGCATCCTGGGGGTGGGCAAGCCCACCATCACGACCACCGAGAACAAGGAGATCGTGCTGGACGACCCGGAAAAGGTGGATGACACCAGCGTGCTGCTGCCAATCCGGCAGATCAGCTATTTCAACTACCGGGTGGACGACATCGACAAGCGGCAGGCCACCGGCGGTGTGCTGGAGGCGTTGAGCAAAGAGGCCACCCAGGGGCTGGCCTTTGCGATGGACACCCATATCGCGGGCGTTGCTGCGGCGCGGGAAGCGCTCAAATACAGCGCCGCCGCGGTGCAGATCACCAAAGACAATGTGCTGGAAGAGATCGACAAGGCGCTGGAAAAGCTGTATGAGAACGATGTGCGGCCCAACGGCAAGATCATGATGGAGATCCCGCCCTGGATGTATATGCGGCTGAAGCAGGCCTACACCGTGCTGGACACCAACAACTCGAGGCTGCTGGAGAACGGCCGCGTGGGCCGCTACGGCAACGTGATCGTCAAGATGAGCAATAACGTGGCCCGGGACAGCGAGGGCAACAGCCTGGTGATGGTGCACACCGACAAGGCTATCGCGTTTGTCAACCCGATGACCCACACGGAGGCGTATCGCCCGGAAAAGGGTTTTTCAGACGCGGTGAAAGGCTTTGTGCTGTATCAGGCCAAGATCGTGCGGCCCAAAGAGCTGATGGTGATGAACGTGAAAGCCGGGGCCTAGAAAAACGGCTGAAAAAACGGGACCCGGCCAGAGATGGCGCGAGGGAAAGAAAAAACAGCTTGCGGGACAAAAACAAATTGCCGCAAATGGGAGGCCGGGGACAGCCCCCGGAGAAAGTGAGGAACAAGAGAGATGGCTGCAACGAAGATCGCATTGACCAGGGTGCCGCTGAACGGCGGCACGGCCCTGCCCGCTCTTGCGGCGCTGACCGCGGAGGGCGGAGAGATCGCCTTTGACGGGCAGGACACCAAGACCTTGATCTTGGTGGAAAACAGCGGTTCCACCGCTGGGGAGATCACCTTTAAAGCGGGCAACGGCATTCAGGGTGTGGCGGACCTGACTGTGAGCGTGGCGGCGGGCGCCACCCTGGCGTTTGTGCTGGAGAGCGGCGCGTTTAAGGCAAACGGCGCAGTAAAAGTGACCGGCCCGACAAATATGAAAGTTGGGGCACTGCTGCTGCCGTAAAGGGCAAAGTACGGCGGGGCAGTAAAGCCCTGGCCGGTCACGGAAGCGGGAGCGTGCGTGCGGGAGAACGGCGTGCCGTTCTCGTATGGACGGCCGCAAAGCGTAAGGTTTTGAGCGGGCCTGCAGCTGTCCTAATGACCGGCCCGACAAATATGAAAGTGGGGGCACTGCTGCTGCCGTAAAGAAACAGGCGTGGCAGGGCAGCAAAGCCCCAGCCGGTCACGGAAGCGGGAGCATGCGTGTGGGAGAACGGCGTGCCGTTCTCGCATGGACGGCCGCAAAGAGTGAGGTTTTGAGCGGGCCTGCAGCCGTCCTAATGACCGGCGCGACCACGATGAAAGTTGGGGCACTGCTGCTGCCGTAAAGAAACAGGCGTGGCAGGGCAGCAAAGCCCCAGCCGGTCACGGAAGCGGGAGCGTGCGCGTGGGAGAACCCTATTCGGTCCAAAGACGAGAGGATGTTTGATCGGCGGGGCCGCGCCGACGACCCGGACATCTGCCGAAAAAGGCGGAAAGCGTGTGAGAAAAACACAGCGGCGGGAGGCTGATCTGGCGCTGTGTTTTGTCAAAAGGGGGAGCGCGGGAGGACAGGTGAAGGTGCGGCGGTCCGCTGCCGTTCTCCCCTTTTCACCATGGGCAAAGACCAGGCCGGGGGCAGTACCCGGCCCCATGAAAAAACGACCGCCCCGCGGCTGCAGAGCAGGCGGGGACAAAGGGGGAAAACGACAAGTGGCACTGAAAAAGAGCACAGTTCTGTGGGCGGTACCGGGGGATCGGGAGGAGGAGACGGAGGTCCGCAAACGCGCCTACGGCAATTATCTGAAAAATCGCAGTTCAAGCGGTCCGACAAATCTGCAGGGTACAGCATCCACCGGCTTTTTGGGCGGCGGACAGAAAGCTGGACGGCCGAGCCTGACCAGCAGCGCAGACCCGCCGTGGGAACTGAAAGATCTTGGGAAAGAAATGCAGAAATTTCAAAACACACAGCAGACGCCTGCCGCAGAACAGACGACGTCGCTGCCGGCTGTCCCCCAGCTGTCCGCCGGCTGGGAACAGGAACAGTCACAGGGACTGTTGGAACTGGGCAGAGAAATCGGAGCGAATATTTCCAGGGCGGCGGATCATTATCAGAACGAGATGAAGCCCATCATGGACCAGGCCGGGGCTGCCATCTACAGCGAAAGCGGTATGACCCCTGGTGTGGAAGCGTTTCTCAGCCCCTATGAAGTGAGCGGGGAACGAAGTTATGAGACGCTGATGTACCCGATGCTGGCCCAGTTGGAGACACAGAGGGATGCGCTTTGGAACAGCGGCGTGGAGTTTCTTTTAGACCTCCCGGAAAAGTTGAGTACACCGTGGGGCATGCCGTCGGAAGATATGATCGACAATGGATTCTAGCTGGCCGGCAGATTTTGGGACTCCCCACTGCAGACGGTGGAAGCTTTCATCTATGCCACCCAGCTGAAAACTGCCTATGAAGATCTGGAAAAAGCGCGGGAAAAACTGGCGGCAGCCCCGGAGGACAAACAGTACGCGGCCGAAGAGGCTTACCACTATCTGCGGGTACAGAATCTGCTGGACAACCCGATCGAGCAACTGCGGCAGCACAATCAAGAGAGCAGGGAAGAGCGGCCAGGAATGGTGCAGGCCGCAGGATTGGCCCTGAATCTGCTGGGCAGCACAGCGGAAAGCCTGGCGATCCCGGCCGCCGCTACGGCAGCGGGAGCCGGCAGCGCCGGGCCATATATTGCCACTGGTATCAGCGCGGCGGAGACTTACCTGCAGGCCTATAAGAATGCAGTGAGCCGGGGACTGTCGACGGCGCAGGCGGAAGAAGAAGCGCGGATGGCGGCAGCCCAAGGGGTCATATTGGAACAGATGATAGGAATGCTGGGGAAAGAGCTTGGATTAGATAAGTACGAGGGCTTAGAAGAATTTCTGGGCGCAGTAGTTGAAAAAGTGGAAGAGTGGTGGGAGCGTTCAGAGGAAGAAAGGTAAAGAGCAGACCCGGGTATCCAGATGCGGAGCAGAGGGATCTGAGACCCTTTTAAGGATCGGACGGGAGCAGCAAATCTTTCCGCTGGCAGCGAAGCGGAAACCGGGGGATGGGGCAAAAGCAGCGCCTTTCAAGAGGCGTTCCGGCGCGGAGACCTTGGTTTTTAGGCAAGAGCGAAAGGAAAAGGCGGGGCTGCGGGACAAGGCATTCAGAAAAGAGAGCAGCCTGCACTTTTTACCGCGGTTTTAAGTCCTGGACAAAAGGCAGTAAAAAGGGAACGGAAAAGATATTCCGAGGGGCAATGAAAAAGCGGCGGGACAAGAAAAACGGCGCCGCAGACAGGAGGGAATGATGACTTTAGGGCAAGCGAAAGAACGCTTGAAACAGCTGCTGGACGAGAGCAGGCCGAAAGCGGATCTGACGGGCAAGTTCAATCTGTTTTTGGATATGGGACAGAAAGAGGTGGCGCTGTATTACCCGATCTACCGGGTAAAAGAGTATGCGGCGGACAGCCCGCGCGCGCTGCCGGAGGACTTTTACAGGGGCTGCCAGATCGTGGCGGAGGGGAACTGGTTCCCGTATGACGCCACGGCAGCGCTGCCCGCGGGGGCGTTCGCGCTGCGGTATGAGGCGCGGCCGGCTGATATCCCCGAGAACGCGGCGGACAGCATGGTTTTGGACCTGCCGGAAGAGGCGGCGCCCGCCGTGATCTTTTACGCGGCGGCCCAGTGCAACAGCATGGAATACGACCAGCGGTTTTTCCA